TTCGAGCACCACAGTGGGTGTCATTCAGTATCGCTATTTTCATTAAAATGCCTCGCATAAACGTGCTCAATACAAAGGGATTCTCCATCACTAAAACCATATCCCATTGCTTTCATAAATCCTTCAAGTACTTCAACTATATCATCACGTTTCAAATCCTTCTGCATCACATCAATAGTGATACGAGTGTTCACCGATGTCTCATGTTCGTAGGGATGACAGATCAGTTGTATATACGGTTTATCCAGTTGTGGATTGTTATAATCCATACTCATAATAAATTACCTATTTTCATTTAGTACACCCATTGTAACACAATAGATGCACCTTGTCAAGCGTTATACCATATGGTCACTAAGGTCTGAGTCAACGTTGACTGCACGTCTCTTACGTTGCTTCTTCTCTTCTTGTGCATATTCCTTAAACTGTTTGTCTGCTTCTTTTACGGTATCAATACGACTACGCAATAGTTCGACATAGTGTTGGTTCACTTCCTGTCCTTGATCTGGAGAGTTAGGTATAGTATTATCAATGAAGTGTTCAATACCTGCTTCGGATATAAACTTCATCTTGATATCCTGTTGCTTCTTCTCCTTCTGGATCCTACGCAGGAATGCGTACCATGAGATCTGAGTAAAGTATGCGAATGCATTTGGGTTACCAGATCGAGTGGCAGTCTCAATGTTGTAGTTCTCAATTGCCTTCAGACAATTCTCTACAGCATCCATGACCATCTCTTCTCTATAAGTGTATCTTACAAAGTTAGATTTGTGTGAGAGTCCCTCACAGATTTTAAGGAAACATGTTGCGATGTAATCTGGCACGATAGGATGTTTCTCACCCTTATCTTTAGATTCCTTGACCTTAGTGCAGTAATCTACTACTGCAAGTGAGAACTCCTTGTTGTTTACGTAATGGGGTTTATCTTTTGGTTTCATTTTAGTTTCCTTGTTTTTCATATATTATACCAAATCAGTCTGCACTTGTCAAGTGATTACAGACTCTTTCTCTCAAATCAGACGTAGAAAATCTATGATCCCTCTTATTAAAGTATATCTCTATACCTCGACTGGCACATATGGCACGTCCTGTGAATGTGCCCGACTTATATTCGGCACCTATGATACGCACATCAAGTTGTAGTGCGGATAGGATGTCTTCCAGATCTTGTTCTGTAACATACGGGATGATTTCATCAACATACTTCACAGCATTCAACTGAGAGTATCGTTCGAAGATTGTTTGGATGGGTTTGTTCTTTGTGGGACGATCTATACTTGGATCCACCTGTAGACCACATATAAGGTAGTCACACTGATCCTTTGCTTCTCTAAGCATTGATATATGACCTGCGTGTAACAGATCAAATGCCGAACATGTGAATCCTACTTTCATATTTTCTTTCTTCATAAAAATAATTAAAATATCGCTTGACAGATTAAAAAATCTGTGCTATAATAAACTTAACGTTGTCCCCCCAGTGAATACACAGTTAATGTATCGTTGGAAACTTCAAAACATTGCTTTTTCCATCATCACTATCACTACCTTCCCACTGTCCCCATGGATCTTCTTTGCTATCGGGTGTCAAATCCTCTTCTTCATCAAACATATACATTTCTTCAACACCTCTTATATATTGTCTAACTAACTCATGTATAGGATTTGCAATACCCATGATCTTATCAATCTTAACTAAAACAAATCTTTCGGGATCGTCTTGGTAACACATGAACAAACGAAATGTCCACATGCGTGTCGAATCATCATTAGTATGAAATTGAATTGCAAGAGGTGCACGAACGATTAAATCATCATCTGTTTCTTCGATGATTTCACATATAATTTCTTCACCAGAGACCAACTTTAACTGTTTAATTTTCTTAACATCATACGTCATTATCATTTTCCTTGGGGAGTTGTGTCCCTTTTAAATCTATAGGATAGACCTTATATCTAAACCCTTCCTTAGTATATATCTTAATCCTTTCGGCACTATGTTTAAGAGTAAAGTTCTTGTATCCTTTAGTATGAAAATCATCTGCGATATCATATAACTTAGTTACTTGTCCGTTGTCTGATTGTCTGAGTCCTCGTCCGATTGACTGAAGTACTTTGACTTGAGATTTTGAAGGAGTCCCAAACACAATATTATGAAGATTCCTAATATTGATCCCAGTGCTAAAAGTCCCCAGAGAAGCGACAATAATTGCATCATTTTCTTTCTCCACTATTCCACGTATTTTTTCTCGATCAGATGCATCGACTTCACCAGAAACATAAAAGACCTTACGTCCTTCTTCTACTGCATCTCTGATAAGTTCAACCAACACCTTACCGTGCTTTTCCACGAACTGAAACATCACGAGTGTGTTGCCTTTAAGGTCAACCGTCAACTTAGTAATGAATCGGTTTCGTGCTTCGTTTGTTACAATGTAATCAATTTCTTCTTGGTAAGTTCTACCGTTCATCATATGACATACATCATTATGATAACGCAATAACAGGACAGATATGTCTAGTTCTGCGAGTTGTTTATCTTTCTGCAATTGTGCGGTGGTAGTCACCGTGTTTACCTTACCGAATAAACCTTCGAGCACAAGTTTGTTGGTTTCTGTGCCGTCCAGTGTACCCGTTGTACCATACCTATATCTGGCATTGACACACTTGTCCATCATAGTAGATAACGACTTTGCCTTAAACAGATGTACCTCATCTCCGAATATTGCTTCGAACTGTTCAAAGAAGTCCGTGCCAAACTTGTAGATAGATTGCCATGTAGATATAATGATAGGGCAATCCGTTGTCTTGTCCTTACCAGAGTATATCCTGTGACAGTTAGTCTCTACATCATATCCATAGTCTTCGAAGTCTTTGTACATCTGCTCTACCAATGATGTGGTAGGTACGATGATTAAAGTTTTCTTAACGTTCTTTTTTTCCTTGACATATCGCATTAAATTGTATATAATAAAACTCTTGCCACTGCCAGTTGGAGATAGTAGTAAACACCGTTTATGTTCGATACCATGTGTTACTGCTTTGTACTGATACTCTCTTAGATCAAACGGCATTTTCCAATCCTTCATAATCTTTATGAGTGACTGGTGATCTACGTTATTAGTCTGTGAGGGTATACCATATTTGGTATTGTCTACAATCTGTAGTGGATAGAATCGATCTGCACAAAACTTTTTCAAGTGATGATACAGACCCACGTTCATTTGTTTGGTGACCATGTTATATAACTTAACACGACCATCCCAAACTTTACGTTTGAACGCTGGCATATAACGATGGCCTGGAACGAAGAATGAGAAGTGTTCCCTCAACTCTTGTTCTTGACCTGCGTTAGATTCTATTGCCATGTATGAGTGGTTTAATAGTCTCACTCTTATGGTATTATCAATACCCATTACCCACCTGCTTCAAACTGTCTCCACCTTATCATATTACCAATAGTTTGATGTCTCCACTTGAGATTATCAACTATATCTGTCAATGTACTTATAATGGTTTTATAGTACTCAATCTTCTCTACAGATCTTTGTATCTCTGGATCTGCATTATAGTAGTACTCCATCTCACCTTTAAGTATCTTTAGTCCATTAAATGGATCTGGTTCCCAACCACTGGCAAGGATCTCTTCTTGAGACATCTTACCATTGTAGTACAACCACTTCTGTTTCAACAAAGTCAACTGTGCATTCTCTGCACGTTTGTATTGCAACTTAGTTAGTGATAGGTACTGTAAGTATTTTGCATGTAGGTTGGGGGTGTTCATAGACACATCATCTAATTTGTGCTGTCCAATCACACAGTCTTCTTTCCACTCTTTCAATATGCTTTCAAGATCTAACATTATATTTTCCTCATTCTATATTATATATTACAAATTTATCCTCGTTCGATATGCTCTACGCAATCCTCCCACCAATCAGTAAGGGGTCGCATTCTGTCAGAAGTATCTGCCATAACATAACTAAGAGTAATTCTTTTACAATTTGTTCTTGCACAATGGTATACATGTTCGTTATCTTCACGTGTACCAAAGTACCCTGCTTTACACGACCAACCCACCTTGTCCTGCATACGTACTTTCTTACCTTCTTTGTCGAGGTACTCAAAGTAACCATCACCAGTCTCTGACCAAGTAAAGATCAGATTGTGACCAACTGCATTCTCATTCGTATGCCATGCGATAAAACCATCGGGTGGATACATCTGAGACAATGCACTGTGACTTACTCCAAGTTCAAGGGAGAGTCTGTCGTTAATATCATTATACACTATTTTGTATTGGGAGTCAAGTCCATTATAGTGATCTGGTTTTAAACAATAGGAACATGCATTCTTAGGACTACCGTCATGATCTTCTATGATAGACTCAAGAAACTCATCTCCAGTCCAGTAGTCTGGGTTGTCTCCATCAAGTTGATTATTGGTTAACTCAATGGGTTGATTGATAAAAAAGTGTTCAAACTCTTCAAGTATCGATTGTACTTGGGGATTCATAATATTAATAGTTTTCATTATTTTATCTCAAACGAACTGAATCGGAACCCCACTTGGAATGTGGGATAGATTATATCCGTAGTATTACTTGTCATTGTTATTGCACCTATGTTAGTAGGTAAACAATCAAAGTATTTTATTTGCACATTATTGTTATTATGTGATGTCAGTATAATAAGTGTTATATCTGAATACGTAGATATATTAGCACCACCAACTTCATTGTCTTGTTTCTGATTAACGTTACGTTCCAACCATGACTGCATCTCTTTATATGACATCATGTCTTCATCAACCATTACTTCTAGGGACAATTCACTGTATGTGATCTTGTCACCTGCCAGTGGTACAGATGTAACACGTGCCACAGGAAGTTCTACTGGATTCGCATTAGCGCCAGGATGAGTAACAGATTGTGCAAAGAACTCTAGGTTCTTATATTGGTCACCAGAGATTATAAACTTAAATCCGGTTGGTTGTAAATAGTTTGTGTTTGTGGTAAGTGCCATAGTAACCTCTTAATTATACCTCTATTTATACGAGTTATAAGTGCCATCCTTGGCGATCTCATTCTAGTCCTTTTCTGGTGCAGTTGCATCTGTGCCAGTCTTGGTAGCAACATCTTTAATCAAGTTAGATGTTACGTCCAATACACCGGCAGTTACACCAAAGACATCGGAACCGACACCTTTAATAACACCACCAGTACCATCGATAGTTGCATCGACAGTTGAACAAGCAGATAGAACCAATGCGAACGCAATTGCAATTATACGCATAGTAATCTCCTATCTTGTACTTCCGACTGTGGTTTCCTTTCCACAACTGCGGTGCGTACCACTTGATACGCAGAACTTAATCCTCGTCTGTATTTATACACATAAAAAAAGGGACTCCGAAGAGTCCCTTTAAAACAAATACTAAAGTATTCTTATGTGAGGATGTTGTCCACACGGAAGATACGGTAGTACTGGTTAGTCTTAGCAGTAGCAAGACCAGATGCAGGAGTCGCACCGACAAATGGGTTTGATGCCATTCCGTAACGAGTCTTAAATCCGATTTTTGGTTGGAAAGTATCTTCCCCAACTGCTTTAACCATTTGCAAAGGAACGTATGGGCAGTAGAATAAACCTGCGTCATATGCGTTAGTACCTTTGTAACCAACAGTGATGTAATCTGCTTGAGCATATGGATCGATATACACTTTAATACGTCCGTTCAGAGTACCGGCAAAAGTATTACCAGTATCATCTACTTGCAAAGAAGTAGACATATTAGGAGTGTAATCAAGCATACCAGAAGCAGAAAGAGCAGTAGCAACATCTGAAGAACAGATTACTACGTTACCTTTACCACGTCTAGTTTCTTTAGCGATCACGTTACATTCACGGTCAATCTGTACTACTAGACCTTTGAATTTCTCAGCAGACCAACGTCCGTCAGCGTCTGAAGAAAGATCAAAGATACCGTTCTTAGTTACGTTTGCTTGAAGAGCACCAGTTTTTGCTTGACTATTGATAGTACGGATAACTTCACGGTTAATTTCCGCAAGGATCTCAGTACTAAGAATGTTAGCAAGTTCAGTTTCTGCATCCAGACCATGAATTGCTTTAAGGTCTTGAGCAAGTTCTAAACTGTACTCTGCTTTAAGAGCACGACTCTTAGCAGTAACAGTTGCTTTTTCAATGGTGAAACCCATTTCTTCAAAAGCAGCGCCACCACTTGAACCATATGCTTCCATATTGGCAGTAGTATCACCAGTACCAGTTCCACCTGCACGTAGTGCATTAGCAGAATCGCCAGCAGGGTTAATGCCGTTGAAACCAGAAACGTTATCAGAATCGTGAGTACCAACACCAGAGAAGTTAGTCTCTGCTTCGTTGAATAATGCTTCACGAGATCCAGTTGCACCTGCACCATAACGTGCCTTCATCGCAAAGATGAGACCAGTTGGGCCAGACATAGGTTGTACACCACATACGTCATATGCCATTAGGTTAGGCATTGCACGGCGTACAAGTGAAATTAACACAGGATCCCAAGTTCCGATTGAACCAGTATTAGCACCTGCTGGCGCTGCTTCGTTCAACCCACCGAAACCGTTGTGTTGTGAGCGTTCTTCCATCATTGCGATCTCTTGGTTTTCCAAGATAGCGGCAGTGACAGCTCTACGCTGGTGGTCTTTAATCTCGCCAGCAGAACTTTCGTTCAGTACTGGTGACCACTTTTCGATTAATTTATCGTAAGAGTTCATAATTGTTTCCTTAATTATAGTGTTTTAGATGTTTTTCTAATTGCAGTGAGATATGAGTCCATTGCACTTGAAGTTTCCAGAATTTGCTCTGGTTCCTCATCTACAATTTGCACATCTTCCACTACGGTTTGTGAGAAATATTGTTCTTTGATAGTCTCTACCTTAGAGGCAAAGTCATCAGAAAAATCAATGCTCTCACATAGACCTTTCAATTTCTCGATTTGGGTGTCTGCCAAACCACGACTTGCTTCTGTGATGATAGCATCACGTTTCAACAATTCGAGTTCTTCTGACAATTTAATAGACTCACCAGTTTGCTTGTTAAGAGACTCTTCGAGTTCCTCAACTTGCTCTGCTAATTCGTCAACTAAATCTACCTTGGACTCTGGCACTTCGATGTGGGATTCTACGAATAGATCCTTCATCTTAGTCATAAAGTTCTCAGCAATCTCAGTCCTAAGACCGTTCTGTACTGCAACCTTATTATCTTCCATCCAAGATTCAACTACGTAGTTTAAATAAGAATCTACTTTCTCAACAAGTTCGGACTTAATAGTCGTTACTTCTTCAGCAAGTTCTTCTTTATATTGTGTTTCGATACGAGACACTTCTTCAGACAACTTTGATTTCAACGATGCTTCAAAGATGATTGCTGTTTTGCTCTTGAATTCATCGGATAGAGTTGCCTCTGATTCCATGATTCCTTCGAGTTCAGCAGTTGTATCAATTGGAGATTCAGCAAGTGCTTCGTCTTCAAAATCTACATCTTCACCCATGACTTGACCGTATGATGCTTGTAGGTCTACTTTCTTCATAGAATTAAGTTTACCGTACATAGCAGAAATCATACCTGCCTTAGTTTTAGGAACAGGTGCTTTCTTAACTGCATCCGCTGCCTTATCTACTGAAGCAATAGAATCTACTTCAGAGGTAGGTTGAGCATCAACCGCACCACTGGATCCTTTTGGTTCAGATTTTTCTTCGAGGTTTTCCTCCACAATGTCGTTAATTTCTTCATCGTGAAGCGCAACTTCGACTTTTTTTTCTTCAGTCATAATTGACTCCTTACATATTAGATTTGATTAACGAGAGGAAATTTTTGAACTCTCGAATTTGTACAGCAGAACTGTATGCCTTCGGTGCCTTCTTGATTTCTGTCTCCATATCTTCAATTACTTGAGGTTCCAAAATACCGTTATTCCAAACCCAATCTACACCTTCCATAATACCATTAACAAAAGCATCTGGTGCAGATGGGTCTTGAACAATGTCCACAGTACTCAAGATGAAATCATCTTTAACGTACGCAACACCGTTTCGGTTCTCCAAGCTTCCCATACCACGAGTTGACACACCCAATTGTACACCACCTTCAAGCAAACCTTTTACGATCTTACCCATTGGAGTATCCAATATTTGTGCCTTTCCGATCACATCATTTCCCTCTAACTTGAGGTCTGTGATGAGATGCGAAACCTTGTCCAAGTTAACCGTAGGGCCTTCGGGATGATTTAGTTCCCCGACCGCACGTTTCTTGCTAACTTGCGTTTCAACGTACGTGTTTACTGCCCTTTCCATAATTGGTTTAGGGTAAACACGTCCGTTCCTGTTCTTTTGATCTGCTTGAGCAAAGATACCTTCGATGACATATTTCTTATCACCGTTCTCTTTCTTCTCAATCAGACATTCTAAATTTGTTTCTGTAAATTCACTGATTAGTTTCATTTCATTTTACCGCCAAGTTCGTTTACAGTAATTTTTAAATTCTTCTTTGCCTCTGCTTCAGTCTTGTAAGTGTCAAGTTTATCACCGTCAATAATAACAGTGAATCCCTTTATCTCCTTAACAATAGATACAGCAACCTTGGCAATCTTGCCACCTGCTTTACCAGAGAAGACAACTTTACCTTTTGGTGAGTACTTCTCTCTTATCTCTTTGAAACTTGGCATATATTAATTACTTGTTTTAATTAAAAGTTATACAGTTATTTATACAAATAAATATCTTAACAGAGAATTAATTTAATCCTCGTCAACTTCGTCTACAACAACGTCATCTTCTTCGTCTACTACTTCGACTTCTACAGTCTCGTCATCGTCAAATTCGTATTCACTTAATGCGTCATCTGCATCATCAAGTGCCATTTCTGGTTCTTCTGGTGCATCATTAAAGATAGTGTCAGCAACAGACAACCTTTCTGCTTCTAAAGCATCATTCATCTTGTCACCTAAGACATTATCAAAGTGCTCTTTAGCACGGTTGAAGTTTTGCTGTGCAATAGCATCGATAAAACTATCAATGTTACCTACATTAAGTGCTTCTGCGTCTACTGCTACTTCTTCGTTATTTTCTACTTCACTCATCGTTTTCTCCTACTTTCTCAAAGTCATCGAAACGGTCTTCTTGACCGTCCCAGTTTAAATCACTATGCTGTGCTACGTAATCTCTGTAACTCATTAGTATTCATCTTCATCGGATCCACCCTTGGCATTCTCTGCCTCGACTTGATCCTTCATTGTTTCGATATCCTCTTCGGACATCATCATTACGTTCTTCATAACCCACTCACGTGAGAAGTATTCACCAACGTATTGACTTAACTGATCAAGAGTACTTAGTCTTTCTCTAAGTAACTCAGAATCCTTTAATTCTGTGAAGTGATTGTCACGGATGAAATCAATTTGAATATCATTCTTCCATGTCTGCCAGTCTTCGGGGGTGATAATACCCTTCAGTATAAGTTGTTTCTTCAGAATATTAGTAAACATTGTTGAGAAACGTTTACGTAATCTGTCGATAAACTTCTGGAACTTCACTTCGTCCCTGCTAATCTCAGTACTTCTACCAAGACTAAACTGTGCCTCTTGCTCTAAACGACCAATAGGTACATTCAATGAACGATACAATCTTTTCTGGAAGTAGACAATATCGTCTATCTGTCCAAGGTTATCACCGCCAGGTAGTGTACTAATCTCAGTACCTCTTCCACCTTCTCTACGTGGTAACCAGAAATCTTCAAGCATACTCATATGCTTACGGTCATCTTTTAAATTACCAGTACTTGCATCGTATACTAACTTGTTACGATAACGAGTCTGGATCTCTTTCATATGTTGTTCTGCTTTGTTTGCAGGTAAGTTACCAACATCTATATAAAAGATTCTACGTTCTGGTGCACGTGCGAGACGATAAATCACCAGACTGTCTTCCATCATACGCAACTGGTTGATGGGTTTAATTGCTTTATGCAGGTAAGAGACTACACTCTTACGTGAAGGATCTGTCAGACCAGATGTAACATACGACACGGAGTCTGGTGTTAACTTGACTGCACTCTGAGTCTGGTTCTTCTCTTGGAAGACATAGAACTCTTCTGTCTTGTCTACAACCTTCGCACCAGTTCTGTTATCCTTCTTATACTTTACTTCTTTTACTTTACGTATCTTAACAGCATCAATAGGACGTATCTCTTGGATACCTGCCTTGAGGTTAGATTCGTTAACAACTAAGTGGTGAACCAAACGTCCATCCACATACCACGATCTATATATGTCGTGACCTAATTCGTTGAAGTTCAACATACCACAAATGTTGTCGAACTCTTCTGTCATTAACTTCTTGATCTTATCAGAAGTGTCTACACCGTCAAGATTTATGATAACGGGTGATTCGTTCTCTGATCCACTAATGGATTCGTTTACAATGTCTTCGATTGCGGCGTCAACTTCTGGATGAGTTGCGACACCACGATACTTCATGATCATCTCAGCATTGTCTTTAGCATTGTCACCATTTATGTCAATGTATTGACCATAGTGACTACCAGACGCAGTAACATAACCCGCACCATCGTCATCCGTCTTCGGAACGATTGATGGGAGTTTCTCATTGTCTTTACCTGCGTCCTTGTTCTTAGAACGAACAAGTTCGAAACCAAAGAGTTTCATTATGCTATTGTTGTCGTCTGCCATATCCTTACCTTCAAATTAAAATACGTAGGGGAGTTATCCCCCCTACGCATATATTTAGCACAAACTTAACTAGTTGTGCCAGACTCCCAGTACTGTACTTGGAACGTAACTTGGAACTCTTCGATTGTATCGACAGTGTCGTAGTTAAGATCAATTGCAGTAATGTTGGTTGGGAAACAAGAACGGAAGTTGTAAGTCTTAATTACAAGTCCATCTTTGTCCAACTGGTCAACGGAAAGGTCAGTTTGATACTCTGCGGGATCATTGAAACCAGTGTTCGCATTATGCGAATTGATTCCATTCATCCAACGTTCCATAGCATCACGTACTTCAAAACCTGTATCGTTGATTACAGTTACAGTCCACTCTTCGAATGTTCTGTCGCCTGCTATCTTCAACTGCCTACCACGGAATGGTACAATAACTGGATTAACAGTTGATGCGGGTAACTGAGCACCCTTTACCATAAATGACGTAAGTTCTGCGTCACCTAAAGCATAGGTTGGGAAGTTAACTTTACAGTTAAAGAGGTTAGGACGAGCACCACCACCTTTGAGTTTAGATTTAAAATCATCTACACCTAAAATTGCCATATTATTCTCCTTATGCTCCTACCGTGCCAACAATCTCTTCGAAGTCTACACCAGTTCTAACAGCAACAAAGTTCAATTGAACAAAGTTGATAGAACGTGCAGGTTTCACGAAGATGTTTGCCACGAATTGGTTATTGTCTATCACTTCTTGATTGTTGTTTGTATCGTCACAAACGACTTTAAAGTCAGTGATCCCTCTTCGACCCTTTACCCTACGAAGGAAAGGTTCTACGATGTTTGTAAATTCAGCACGAGTAAAGTCATCGTTGAATTCAAACATCACATTTTTTGCCGCTTCACTAATTGACTTCTCAATAGCAATGAACAATCTACGTACATTGATTCTATCGAAGGCACTAGGACGTGACTCTAATGTTTTGTCACCAAACAATACTAGACCTACGCCTGGAATGTTAGCAACGGGATTTACACCTGCTTTATACAGTTGATCCCTTTGGGTTTGGTTCGGGTTAGTTACGATATCTGTAACTCCACGATAGTTACCACGTCTTTGACCGGCAGGTGAATACCATGGGTCTGCGATAATATCAGTTGCCGCCATGAGACCGGCAGTGCTAGAGTTAGCAGGAATGTTAATATACTTATCGTTATATTTGTCGAACACTTTAATGTAGTTATTATCTACAATTAAGTATGATGATTTTGTTAATCCGTTTACAAAGGATACAGCATTAGTCGCTGCTTGAGCGTCAGTAACACCCACAACACCAGTTTTGTTTACAGAAGTAACTACAACACAGTCTTTACGAGCAGTTGCAATGCCAGTTAAGTCATTTACAATTGTTGCTCCATCACCGGCAGAACCAAATGAAGGTGCGATCAAGAAGTCAATTTCAGTTTGAAGTTTGTCTTCGAATAGATCGAAACCAGTCAAATAGTCTGAAGTACCTAGAGTACTGGAAGTAAGACCACCACCAAGATTTGTAGTCAATTCTCCTTGACCAACTGCTCCATCGGAATCGAATCCGTATTGAACAACAGCATCTTTGTTTGGTTTTGTTCCCCAAGTATCACCTTGATTACTGAAAGAAGCACCGAATGCAGAGTCATCACCGAAATAACCATTCCAGATATATTGAGATTGAGTATTCAATACGTCAGAAATAAAGTTAGGTGAATTGTCTGGAGTGGTTGCTCCCTTAGCGGCAGATAGGTATTCAAACTTCTCTAGTACCGCACCGGCAGTTCCGGAGATCTCTCCAGTTCTATCGATAACGATAACGTGAACTTCATCGTTTGATCCACCATTAGCAGTAGCATAATCGGATGTCCCAGGCGCACCTGCGAATTCATCGGCATATGCCCAACTAGTAAAGAGATCAGCACCAGTGGCAACGGCAGGACAGAAAGATACTGTCAATGCGTTTCCTAAGTCGCCTGGGTATTTTGCTACCCAAGTTCCTGTACTAGTTTTTGATCCACCTTCACCAACGGCGTCACCAACAACATTGTTCCAATGAGTTTGGTTTTTTACTAGATCCACAGCAGCGGAGTCTAGTTTGGTTATTGCACTGTGTGCGTTTTTACCTCCATTGTTCTCTCGAACAATTTGGAGTGTTTGTGAGTACTTCAAGAAGTACGAAGCACTGTGGAAGTCCACAGTATTAGTGTCGTCAGGCGATGCGAAGACAGAAACTAAACCGCTTTCATCAGCAATTAGTGTTCTTTCGTGCACAGGGCCCCAACGGAAGTTTCCTACATAACCTCCACCAGATGAACCGACAGCAGGTACGATACCTGTCTTGTCAATCTCACTGATTGAGATTCGAGGAGAAGCGGGTTTAACAGCCATAGCATTATCCTTTTTAGTTACGAATTATAAGTTAATCATTATACGGTTATTTTCAATACTTATATTTATAACAATCCTTATCTTTAGAATTCACGGTCACCGATAGTGTCTATCGAATGCCAACCTTTGAACTCACCTTCTGTTATTAATCCATCATCTATCCCATCGTCAATAACACCGAAGGGTAGTACATCGTCCTTGATCGCTTGCATCTTTTCTTCAAACATCATCTGTTTTAGATTGATGTCTGTCATGTCAGCAAAGAACTGAGTAGATACAAAGTATCCAAACATAACCAAGTTCATCATTAGGTCATCATGGTTGCCGTCAGATGCTGAATACGATTGACCCTTACCAACAAAGGTAGAGATCTCAAGTATAGTATTCTCATCATATATTTCTAATTTGTTACTCTCAAGTATATCTTTGATAGCAGAACACCCAAGTCTTTTAGTCTTGCGGTTTATCTCGATACCAAGTGCGTTTGCTTTTACTGCGGAAGATGTGTGAAGGTTTTCATACTCCAAATCATAATACAGTCCATTACAAACTACAGTTCCTTGATCATTTGCCTCAACAACAACCCATGCCTCGTTGTAGAGATTCGCATACTTATATATAATATTAGGAAAGAGCAAGGGAGAAATAGTATTGTTTCGATACGTCAAGACCTGCTTGAATGGTCGTTCCGTAATATCGATCACGTTAAACGTGGAGTAATCCTGTCCTCTTCCCTTCGATACGTCAACAGTCATGATGTATTCGTGATCCTTAACAGGTTCACTGTAACATAAAGCATCCCCAGATTCAAGTATTCTGTGGGGATTACAACCACGCAGACCCATTAAAGTCTCTGCGTTTATTAGTGTGTCTCCCGTTCCGAAGAAAGTATTACCAAACTCTTGGTCAAACTGTAACTGAGATGTATTGGATATTGTTTCTGCCTTCCATTTCTCATCACGGCCTGGAACATCCCACCAATCTACTCTAAATGATTTGTATTCGTTGACTCCTTGTATTGCCCCTGTCCAGATCTTTTCGAATTGGTTTCCGATTCCGTTTGCTGTGGATGTGATGATAACCTTTGTATCCTTACCCGAAGATACAACTGGATAGGTTGAAGTATAGAACTCAGTTGCGTTTTCAACAAAAGCAAACTCATCGAGAAAAAGTAAATTAACAGACATACCACGAATAGAGGAACCAGAAGTAGCACTGGCAATAATTCGAGAATTATTACTAAACTCAATACTACCCTTGTTAAGTGCCTTTGTACCAGGCTGTAGGAAGAAGGGGAGATTCTCAAGCATGAGAGTAACCCTTGATAACATCTCACGTGCAGTGGCACCTTTGTTTGCGAGGATAGCAATTGTTTTTTCGGGGTGGAATAATGCGTACCAGAGTAAGTATCCGACACTTGATATCGACTTACCACTCTGTCTACAAGCAAGTACAATAGCAAACCTATTCTTATCAAAGTGTTCGAACATTCTTTCTTGATAGTCGTAAAGGTCAAATGATACCAGTCCCTTGTCAAGATGCACCACCTTTACATAGGTACGACAAAAGTATGCAGGATCCTTCATGCATTTCTGGTATTCTAATATATCTTGTTTTGTCCACTCTTCTGCTATCCCGTCTCTTTTTACGTTTGGATTGCCTAAGTAGGACTCTTTAGTCTGAATCGTCATGGTTAATCACTTTGGCATCATCCTGTAATAGTCTTTGTAAGTCGGTAGTAGATCCAATGAATAGATTGTTATTAGTAGTTCCTTCAAGTTTCTTGGGATCGTCTTCCTTGGTGACTTCCTTATACTTCTTATTAAGATCCATAAGTTTGTCATTGACATCTGAAATGTTTTTGATCATGCCCGAAAGAACTTCGAATGCACGGGGGTGTTCACTTTCACGTGCCACCTCTATCATTAACTCAAGAGATTCTCTACCCTTCTCGATCAAATCGTTATAGGTATCCCTCGAAGTTTCATAATCTTTATCAATGTTTTTTTCTGTCATACTAATATGTCTACTATTCTGCCTTTCTTATATAGAGAGTAACCGTACTTGCGTTTTATATACCAAGAGTAGTTATTGAGCACTATCTAAGTACGCAAGATTAAATCCATAATCACTGTCTACACTCACTCCACTTGGTGATGGGGTTGTCTGCATAGAAAGTTGGAAAGTATCACTATCTCCCATCGTATATATGTTATTGTTAACTGTTCGGACAATCGGTGATGAACTGATAGGGCCGTAGAATGCAATCTTCATCGTAAACGATAAAGTATAAATGATCGTTCTACGATCTCCTACGGATCCTTCGAAGTCATCGGAGAATGAAACACTCTGCAATGATATAGGAACATCTTCTTTTATCTCTGGATACGTCAAACCGAAAGGTTTAACTGCTACCGTGTATTGTGGATTGAAATATGGTAGTATCTGTTCTACCATTTGCAGTGCGTCATCTTGTGACTTTGCATATACGTTTACGTCAAACGAAATGTCATATGGAACTGAGGTATAAAACTCATTTCTTTTATTAACACTTCCACTGAGTGCAGTAGAGAATGAATTTGTTTTAGGTAGTTGTCTTTCTGGACTATATGCCATTGCTGTAATTTCAAAAGACATACGTGGAAGTTTAATTGCAACTCTACGTTCGGATTGCTCTCCATCTTTCATCTCGTTTAATCTTTCGATGAATGATCTCTTGGGTGCATATGATAGTGGCACCTTAACTTGGGATATAGTTTCACCCGCATTGTTTTGTCGCAAAACGTAAATGTTGTTGAATAGTGATCCGAATACCGATACGGCAGTACGAACTCTCTTATGATAGAACCATGAACCGAGCATTACGACACATCTCCGAATGGATTACTTTCACTGAAGTCTAAGAAATCACCTTCGAAATTATCAAAGTAATCTGCTTGTGGTGTGTCTGCTAGAGGATCAGTTGAGTAGTTTGATTGTATTTCTTGTAATTCTCCTACAAGACTTGGACTGTATACTGCATTTGACTCTGCACCAACTACCTGTCCAGTCGTAGAGAATGTATGGAACTTGCCGTCTGTTGCTCCAACGTGTGCAAGGTATAATCCATTATCTGAATCAGACCACTTGACAACTTCTCCTTTTATGGTATAATCACTATTGACCTGTGTAACTTGTTCATTACGTTTATAGTTACCACCCGTAAACGGTGCGGATAATGTAACAGCAGGAAGAGTATTATAGTAGAGACCTATGTTAGTAAGTTCAATACCACTCAACTCACCACTACCATCAATAAGAGCATTCGCAGTGGCAGTTACTGGTTCGAAGTGTAGCAGTACAGCATCGTATGTGCTATTAGGAGCATATGACGTAGTAACAGTAGTTAGTGTTTGATCATCTCCTACTGAAGCATAACGTGGCACAATAAGTTGTGCTTTAGTTCCCACCTGTACACGGAACTCATCGATGAATCCTTCTAAGGTTCTCCACTGCACACCATCAAGTTCACGAGCGGCATCAGAACCTATAGAAAACCCATTAGATGTTACTGTATCAAATGTTACACCCGCAAGAGTAGTATCTAGTTTGAGATCAAAATCAAAATAGATTAAAATGTTGTTGGTGTCCACAGTAGCAATCAATATGTGATGCCAGTTGCCTTCTGTGAATAGTATGTCGTTACCAGTAAGAGTGTTTAGTCCACCCCCATTGTTATTACCTCTACTATACACCAATCTACCTACACTGTCAATACCCCAAAGGTATGTTTGGTCATTTAATCCATCACCACCAGTTACGAATAGAATGCTATTGTCTATTAGATCCGATACATAGACCCATGCTTCGACTACACCACTTGCCCCTGTTTTATTGTATGTCGTTTCAACACCACGTCCTCTAGTAATATCAAGAGAAGATGTACCGAACTTGGCATTGCCACCTGCGGGTGGAGCAATAGTTACTGTCGGTGCTGAAGTATAACCTCTACCACGGTTTGTGGTAGTGAATCCAGTTAGTTGACCTTCAACGTTAATAGATGGCACTGCGGTAGCAGTTGCATTTGCAATAGAGTCCATAGTCAGTCTATACTGATACGCACCCTCTACCTCTATATCATCGATACCTTCGATGTCTGTATCGAAGTCTTCATCGCTGTACTCAAACAACTCACACTGGAGTCTGAATGTGGGTAGATTATTTAATTGATAGAACGGAGTCTCTGTCTCTACTTTAAATATTTCAAATAGTGACTTAGAGAATGGGATGTATATAACGTCACCCTCACGTGGACGGAAGTTATATGAATCGAGTTTATCACCGATTAGTTTCTTCCAACGTTTACGTGCAACAACAAAGGTTGCTTGATCTCTTAGTTCTACACCGAACTTAGAAAACAGATCACCTTCTCCACCGAAACCATCTACGTTTTCAATATAAGTCTCGATCTTATACGCATCACTAAAGCGTGATGGCACGTCATCAAGAAACGTTTTGTCAACGTTAACGAGTTCTCGTGGAAGGTAATATACGTCTTGACCATAAAACTGTAAGGACTCTATTACGAGGTCTTCATACAGGTTCTGTTCGGTACGTACTTCCTTTGAAATCCATGGGTTTGTTGCCATCTTTTATCCTATGAAGAACATCGGGCCGACATCTTCTTCTTCTCTAAACTTAGTCATTATCTGTTCTATCTCTTCTTTGGCATCATCATAGATCTGCCTTCCCGAAATAGTAACACCGCCTGGCAATTGCATACCCTCAAACTTAGACATGTTCTGTCCCCACTGCTTCTTGATAAGTGCAGTAGTATAAGACTTCAAGAACTTATGATTCCACAATGAATTCAATGGTGAGTTCGTTGCTGTATCTGGATCCAGATCCCCATATACTTCAAAGATTACATAGTTGCCTATGACAAAATCTTTGCCGTCATGATAGAAATGAACACGGTCTTTCTGTCTTTCGAACGTTATCAATGGTTCACCACTTAATTTCATATCAAGTAATGATAGATGTTGTTGCATCTGTTCGTAGTATGCCATATCACCACTAAATCTATTTAGGTCTGCGATATCATTCAATCTCATCTGATACTTAATATCAAAGAAGTTGGTAGATGCGGATGCCATATCCACACGGAACATACGAACTACGGTAAGAAGATCCTGCCCAAGATCAATATACTTGTTATCGATATCTGCTTGGGTGATCTGGTGTTTAATATAGAAACGTCTCTTTCCATCTGGATGATATTCACGGAACCATTGTAAACCTTCGTCTACACGATCTTCTATCTGCTCATCTGCCACGTTGATCTCCAGTACAGGTGATCCCAGTGCTCTCAAGCAATAGTCAATTAGTTCGTCTCTTGTGTCTGGAGTTGCCATATTTCTTACCTTAGTTTAGTAGTGTACCACTTGAATTGTACACGTTAATTCTATAATGTGTTCCTTCTTGACCATCAAGTGTATCTGCGTTCAGACCACTTGTGTTTGTGTCAACTGTTTTAATTGCTGTTAATAGTTCGGCAGGTGTTGAGTATGTCTCACTAAATGAGAATGCACCAGTTGATTGATTATAACTTAAATCACCTGTTGCACTTACCGCAGCTCTTGCCGTTGCTGTTATATCTGGTGTAGATGTAAAGTTACCATAGTCTAAGTAATGAGAACCTTGTTGTCCATCAAGTAAGTCTGCATCGAGACCACTTGACGCTCCATCATTATTAGAACCCCATACAGTTCCTATGTCGGTGTTTATAGTAGTTCTGTGTGTTTCTCCAGCTCCTACTATTTGGAAATTTCTACCAGATTGAAGTGTATGTATTCTGGCATGACCTTGATAGTTGTCTATTCCAAATGCTGAATATACACCACCTGTTGGAGCACCGAAGTTTAATTCACCACCTTCAGATCCACTCGATCCTTTTAATACTGGAACACCACTAAATGTTTTTACTCCACCAATCTCTTGGTTACCAGTTGTGTATACACCGTTAGTTACGGTATCTGCATTACCTGTTAAGTTACCAGTAATATTACCAACAAAACTCGATGCCTTTACTGGTTTGTTGAAATCAAAACGAGTGTTACCATGATCCCATTTCAATACTGGAATAGTACCAGATGACCATGCACCGAATGTTAATCCTGCCCCG